CCCCGACGCGTTGAAGCCCCTTACGTTTGCCAACAGGCAAACACGCGTCAACCCTGCAATTAATGAAGACCTCCGCCGACGGTTCCCGGAAATGTTCGCCGAGGCAGGCGGAGGGGTGTTTCCGCGCCGCACGGGGGGTATAATGCCCAACGAGGGAATACCCGGGGAAGACAGTGTCAATGCCCGCGTTATGCCGGGCGAGTTCATCTTTACGACAAACGCGGTCCGCGGAGCGAGCCCCGACGGAAGTCTTAGAGGGGGAATAAACAATATGTATTCGGTTATGCGAAACCTTGAGGCTCGCGGAAGAAGGATGGCCTAATGGCTGAACCCACAATCACAGAACAGGTCGTCCGCGAAGCCCCGGATATTGAAGCCATTAAAATTGCGCTCCTCCGGGACGCGCAAGAACTCTCGGCTAGACCTGTTGACCTTGCAGACTATCAGGTCGCGGGGCTTACGGACCTTCAGAGGGTATCGCAGCGCCGGGGCGAAGCAGGTATTGGAGGTTTTGAACCTTACCTAGCGGAAGGCTCCCAGCTAATGGGGCAGGCGGCGCTGCCGGTTCAGGGTGCGTATCAGACGGCAAGCCCCTACATAACAGGGGGCGTTGGTAGTGGTCAGGCCTTGATGAGCCAAGGCGTTGGCAGCGGTCAGGCCTTGATGGGCCAAGGCGCACAGGGCTTTACCGCGGAACAGCTTGCTGGTTTTATGAATCCGTTTCAGCAATCGATCTCGGATGAAATTAACCGCTCTTACGACATATCTTTAAATAACACTGCCGGTCAGGCTACCGATCAGGGCGCTTTTGGCGGATCACGGGGCGCGGTTGCCCTACAGGAGATTAACCGCAATCGCGCCACGGCTCTTGCACAGGCGCAGGCGGCTAACTTTGGTCAGGCTTCCCAGCAGGCAGCGGCAGAGCGCCAGCGCCAGATAGCCGCGGGCCAAGGCATAGGTTCCCTCGGTGTACAAGGTGGTCAGGCACTTGGTCAGCTCGGTGTACAGGGGGGCCAGACGCTTGGTCAGCTTGGTATCGCACAGGGCGAGGCTCTCAGTAATCTCGGTATCCGTCAGGCGGCCCTTGGCGAAACGCAGCAGAAGCTTAATCAGGGGGAAACGCAGTTTGGCTTTGATCTTGGCGAGCGTGACCGTATGCTGAACCAGATGACTCTCGACGCGGAACGCCGCAGTCAGATCGAAGAAGCGTACGAGCCGTACCAGCGTCTTGGCTTCCTGAGTGACATATACAAAGGTGCGCCCACTACGCAGATGAGCCTGACGGGGGCTTCTACCCCGACGGCGTCACCCTTCCAGCAACTTGTCGGCGGCTTGACGGCTGTCGGCTCTACCGCAGCGGCGGCCAATAAAGCAGGATTATTCGGATGATGAACAGAGACCTTATGGCCCGGCAGATGTTTGCCACCGGCGGCGTGGTTCCCTCGGACGTTCAGGCCATTGTAGACGGCCTTATCGCTGCGATGCGCGGTTCAAACGCAGATGTACTTCGGTACGTGCAAGAAAACCGCCGAGACCTCTCGGACATCGCTCAGATGTTCCCGCAGTTTGATAAAGCTATTGCGCAGGCCCTTTCGCAGCGCTTAGGCCCGCAGTCCTCTACGGGTGCGGGTGCGGAGGCTGGTGCAGCCCTGCTCGCGCAAAACGCTGGTGCGCCTATGCCCCCCCGCAGCTTGGATCAGATGATGACACCTGTGGACCCGCCGCAGGGCGGGGTTACGCGGGAGTTTATCCCGCCCGGACCGGACGGTGTTGACCCGGCATACGGCGCACAAAACAACGCTCCGCTGAGTCCGGAAGATTTTAACACGCTTCGTCGTATGCAGCGTAACGCAGATCGTGAAAGTCAGGAAGAGGAAAGCTTTGGTATGCGTCCTCCTCCGCCCCCGCCCCCTGCCGCGCTACCCGGCATCCCGATGGCGTTGGGCGGCGAGCCGATAGCCGCGGCCATGGGTCAGATGGGCGCTGACCCGATGGCTGGAATGATGGGTGGCGATCCGATGATGGGTGGCGATCCGATGGCCGCGATGGGCGCTCCGCCGCCCGCGGACCTTGGACCGGTTGTTACGGAGGGTATTGCGTCACAGATTGATCCGCAGATTGCTCAGATTATTCAGGGTGTGGCGCAGGACTTTGGTGATCCGGAGACTGCGGAAAACGCTGAACAGATGATGAATATGGTCCGCGGAGATCAGGCCACGATAGAAGAGCGCCGTGCAGAGCTTGGCGAGATGGTTGGCCCGGAAGACGCGGCGCAGACCCCGGAATCGGTTCTGACGCTTGTGCAGCCGGTTCTAATGATGGCTTCGATGGACACGGACACGGGCGGAATTGGCCCGATGGCGCAGGAAGCGATGAACATCCCTGTCACTGGGGACATGGCGGGCGGAATTATGTCTATGACGGGCGGTCCGCCTCCCGAACCGGAAGGGGGAGTGCCCCCCGTAAATTTTAACCAAGGCGGGGTAGTCCTCCGCTTTAGTGAGGCTGGTGTTGTTCCGGGGGTTCCCCTCCGCTTGGGTGAGTTTGACCTCGACCCCCGTACCTTAAACTCCCTTGCCGCAGGTGCTCTCCCGTCACCAAGCGCTCCCGCAGCGGCTTCTAAAGATTTGGCGACTTTGGCAAAAGAACGCGCCGAAGTGTACAGGGGTATTGTTGGCGGCGGCGATGCCGCGGGCGACAAGGATTTGGCGCAGGCTCAGTTCTACACAGACCTCGCTAAGTTTGGGTTTGGCTTGATGCAAGCCCCCAAACCCGAAGAAGCCGGGTCAAAGTTCAGCTTGGCGCAAGCCGGGCGCGTTGCTAACGAAGTAGGCCTTGGTCAGAACACGCTGACGCTGATGGCGCAGCAGAGAGCGGCCCGCAAAGCCGCGGACCGTCAGCTTAACCTCGCGGCGTTGACCTCATCTGAGGCGGATATGACCGCGACTAGTAAAGCGGAGGCGGCTAAAGAAACCGCTTTGGTAAAGGCTAAATCGGATGCAGCAAAGGCAGGACGACAGCTTTCTTTTGACATAGCGAAAGAGGACAAAATTGTAGACGACGTGGACCCGAAAACCGGTATCACGTATTCAGCAAGAAGGTATTTTAAGGAAAGCAAAAACGGAGATATTAAAGCCTTCGTTGAACCGTTCAAAAAGGACGACGGTAGCTTTGTGATAAAATCAATTCCAGAAAACCTGCAAACACAAAAATTCTTGTTGGAAGACGGCAGAGAAAGCATTGCGGTGCTGCGCGCGGGGAAATTCGTACCTTTAAAAATAAAAGGAAAAGCTGTTATTACAGCAGCCCCGAAAACAGAAATCATTGCCGGAAAAGCGTATACCGTAGGGCCGAACGGTCTTATCGAAGCACCTAATGTAGATGCGTCGGAATACGTGTTTAAGGAAGAGCCCGGCCCCGGAGGCACAAAAGTTAACGTTGCCTACAACAAGCACCATCCTGAAGACAAAATGATTCTTGGCACAAGTGACCGACCCACCCCGCAGATTAAGCAGTACGGTCGCAGCTTCGTACAGTTTACATTGAACCAAGACGGCACGGGATTTAGGGCGAAAGAGGTCTTTAAAGGGGCCGCGGAAGACCAGTTGTTTACTGTGGGCGAATCTCGCTACGCGTACAACCCGGACACAAAGAAGCTTACAGCTATTGTAACAGCGCCGGGCGACCCTGTTATCAAGGTCGTTGGAGACAGGCTTGTGAGCATAAAGGACCCTTCGAAACCCGAAGAATTTACGGTCCTTGCTGATTACAGTGTCCCGGGAAAGATGAAGGTAAAGAACTTCGTCTTTGGCTCTCAAGAGCTTGCCAACACGTTTGGTCAAGGGGAGTTAAACGCGCTTGTTACGCAGGATGAAGCCGGAAACCTCTTCATTACAAAAGAAGTTACTGGGGAAGATGGTCAAAAGAGGCAGGAACGTGTCCCACTTCCGTCACAGGCGCTGGCTGGGGCCTCCTTGCCCAGTGACACTACTATCGCTCAAATCAGGGAGAAGTACAAAGTAGCTAGCCGCGACAAAGAACTCATCCGCGGTATCGGGGCTGATGGTGTCATTCGACTTGATGCCGAGGATATTGAAGGAGACAGTCACAACACCGCTTCGCCCGATGTCATGGAACTATCCGACTTCCGCTTGCAGAAAAACGCGGACGGTAAAACCGTAGTGGAACGGGTTCCGGCCACGGCAAGCAAGTACTATCAACTCTCAATGGCGGAAGCGGCAGATGCGGGGTTAGGCTTCGGCAGTGGAATCCGTGAAAGAGTGTCCTATATCCTTTCTCCTGCGGGTTGGGGGCGAAATTCTACTACGGCCAAAGGCCGAAACACCATGCGGAGACTGATCGTCCTTACCCGAGACGCTTTTGTAAACAACCCTAGAATGCCGGTAGCGGAGCTAGAACGCGTCGCGACAATTTATCCTGATCCCGAAAACCTGTGGCGTAACAAAGAGAACGAAAAAGACAAGCTTTATGATTTACGGCAAACCTTGCGGGACGCACAGCAAAGAAACAAGCAAACCCTGCAAGGTAACTTCCCGCCCGAGTTAAAGGCGGAGGCCCGTATGAACATGTTCAAGGTTTCCCGCGTTCTAAGCATGATGGCCGGTTTGGATGCTCCGGCTTCGAAAGTCCAACAAGCTACGGACCTAATTGGGGCTCCGAGGCTTCTTGGCGGTGAAAAGGTAGCGCAATAATGGCTGAACAAGATGTATCGGGGCTGCTTGAGGACGGCTCCCCCATAGATTCCCAAGGCCGCCGGGTAGGGCCAATAAACCCTCTTACAGAGACGAAGGAAGAAGACTTCTTCCCCGAGGAAGAAGACTTCTTCCCCGAGGAAGAAGACGGTCTTCCCGAAGTAGCTGCACCGGTAGCTGCACCGGTAGCCGCACCGGTAGCTGCACCGGTAGCTGCACCGGTAGAGGCGGAAAGCACCGGGGTCGAGCTCCCTCAAGTTCGTATAACTCCCGAAGACCGGACCAAGCTTACGGACATCTGGGGTACGGGCTCGGAGTATGCGAAAAACGCGGCGGAGTACATACTTAGCGGCGTATCTCCGGAACTCTCTAAGCTGGCCCCCCCGATCCCGTCTCCAATAGGGGACTCAGAAGAAGATACGTACACCCCGGACTTTTCTTTCGAAGCGTTCACAACGGGTAATCATGGGCTTGGTGACGTTCCCGGTTTCGAAGAATATGCCGGAAAGGTCTTTACGCCGACAGAAATTGTTGAGGCCTTCAGTAACCTTCGCAGTGGAAAAGACCTGCCGGGAACAGAAGGTTTCCTCCGGGGGTTTATCCCGTCTGCGGCGGGAATGGTGGCAGGCCTCCAAGGCGCAAAATACGGTGCCCAAGCAGGTTCGTTGATAGGCCGTCCCCTTGTCGGCGGCTTTGTCGGCGGCGTTGGGGCCATGACCATGGGCCAAGTGGCCATTGACCGCCTGTTAGAGCAAGATTTCTTGTTCGGAAAAGAGGCGGACCGTATCCCCGGGACCGCAACGAAATATGAAGCTTTGAAAACAGCCGGTGTTTGGTTTCCGTGGGCCTTAATGCCGTGGGCCATAAAACCGGATGTTAGTTTTGGTGCTGCAAAAAACTTAGAAGCTTTCTACCAAAGACTCGGCAAGGGTCGAGAGGGACCTACCCGGTACGCGGCAGGAATGGAGCGTATCCAAGAAGGGCCTAAAAAGGGAATGCTTAAATACGTCAAGGCCCCGCTTCGGATTAGACTTGGGAACCTTGTTGAGCAGGCACTAGGAAAAACCGCGCAGGAGGCAAAAGATTCCCCCATCGCAGTGGGGGCGCGAGAGCTCGGAGCCGTGACCGGCGCAGCGGGAGCGGTGTTCTGGGCGGAGCCAACCACGGAACTGGAGAAGCTGGGGGTAGAACTTGTGGGCGGTTTAGGCGGCTCCGCGGTCCTCCCAAGAATACTTGGAATCCAGTATTTGCCTGCTCTGCAAGCCGCTTACCGCCGGGGGCGGGATGCGTGGGTTGAGGCGGGCCAAAAAACACCGTCGTTCTTTGGTAAAGTCGCTGGAACAGGTAAGGCCGCTTTGGATTCTTTTGGCAAAAACAGGAGACAAAAGGGGTTTGAAGTAATCCGCGGGCTCTTGGAAAAAGAAGGCGGGTACACGGACGCAGACATGCTTCGTTTGGCAGACCAACTGGAGGATCTCTCCGGGGACGAGTCTCTTGGGGGCGTTAGATTAAATTTGACGGCGGGTCAGCAGACCGGTGATCCAATGCTACTGGCGGTTGAAGCCTCTATAGCACAAAGCCTTGGGGGTTTATCCTCCAAACAGAAGAAAGAAGCTGAGAAAGCAAAAGTGGCCCTTGTGGGGGTGCTGGACAATTTAATTTCAACAGGTGACCGTGAGGCGTTGCGTCAGGCTGGGGAAATTTCTTACGGGGCTTTTGAAGCGGGGCTAACTAACCGGTTGGCGGGCAATTTTGCCAAATGGCAGGAAGCTTGGGAAAGGTTTTCCCGAGGCGGCGATACAAATATAACGATGCTGGGCCGCAAACTATTTGAGATCGTTGAGGCTGACCTGAAGCTTGCGAGAGGGCAAGAGGATAAACTTTGGGGAAGCATTGACGATGTGCCGATCACGAGTTTCTTCAACGTCACACGTGGTGTGGATGACCAAGGTCGATCTGTCGTTTTAAGCGCGGACCCTACCAATATGCCCGGGGTTCTCAAGTTTTTTGATGATAAAATGGATAACGCAGCTTGGGAAGCGCTATCGATGGAGGACCGGTCGAAACTGGGCACCATAACTAAAATTATGGACGAGATGCGGATTCAGTTGGGCTTTGGGCCGACCCCCGTTACGGGCATGTCCCCGCAAGCAAAAAGACTGGATACATTAAGAAAAAGGTTAGCGGGACAGGATTCTGTTCAGCGGTTTGACGATATTCTTTCGGGGGAGGCGATTACGGGCCGCGATACCCGAACAGGCACTCCGCTTCTGCAACGCGGGGACGACGGGTCTATTCTTCCTACACAGGAAAATATCGCCGCCCTCGGGTCTATTATTTCTGAGCGAGCCGCGTATCCCACTAGACGCTCCGGCGCAACATCTTGGAAAGAGACCCAAGACCTTCTAGCCGCACAAAAGGATGACCTTGTCGCAAGCCTGACACAGTCGGGTAATCTGCCGGGCTCTCCACCCATCGAGCCGATTACCTTGCAGCAACTTGTGAAGCTGCGGGGTCGAGCGCTTGCATATGCCCGGGAATACGGAGCCGTAACGGGTAACGATGGATTTGCCGGACTGGCTTCGAGGATAGCGCAGGAAGCTAAAAACGACATCGATAACTTCATGGAGTTTGCCGGTGACGCCGTAGCCGACGCCGCAATAGCAGCATGGACGGGGGCCAACAGCTACTCTCGCGCACTAAATGATGTCTTCACCCGCGGTTTTGGCGCAGAAGCCCTTACTAAGACCAGAACCGGGGCCCTTCGGACTGAACCAGAGGTTCTAATTAGCGGATTCAAACAGCAAGCAGACCTCAGTTCGGCCCGCTACGACCAAGTGCTCGCCATTGATGACTTTATGAGGGAAAGCGGCTTCCTACGGGAAACCGTAGAGTCTGCCGAGGCGGCTCTTGGCAAGGGTCGAGAAGGACCGACGCGGTACGCGGCAGGAGAAGAAGTTTTTACCGGTGTTTCCGGAACTATCCGAAACATCCTAAAAGTTATGGTAGACCGGTCACGCAACGAAGCGGGGGAACTCGACCCGAAAAAGCTACAGAAGTTTGTAGCGGACTTTAGCGGTGAAGGCCGACCTCTGAGCTTCTTCCCAAAGCTACAAGCCGACCTTTCGGACCTTAAAATTGCAGATCAACTGTTTACACAAACAAGGGACCGCTTAGGCGGTTACGAAAAACGCTTTGCGGACGAGAACCTTTACGCAAGAATGCGCGGCATCAATGTGGGTGTCGAAAGCGTGTCCCGAGTAATAAGCAAGGCTTTATCCGGAGACCGGCCTATTCTTCAGTTGAGGCACCTAACCGAGCCTCTGACTAACAAAAACGTGGCTCCCGAGCTCCAAGAAAGAGCAAAGGCCGGTTTTCTTTCGGGCCTGTTTGAACACGTCATTGGCGTTGAAGCCGGTTTGCAAGGGGCCCAGTTTAGCGCGATCTCCGCGTACAAGAAGCTTTTCAGTCCCATTCCGAGAGCGGGAGCGTACCGGCCCTCTATGAGGAACCCCCGCACCTTTGAAAAAGGTGCCTCCGGGGGAGATCTTGTAGGGGGGCAGCGTATCTCTCTTATGGAACTCCTCCAGAAAGAGAATGTCATCTCCGAACTGGAAGCAACTCGTTTAGAGCGTTTGATGCGAGAACTCGTTCGGTACGAAACTCTCGACAAGGCCGGGAAATTGGATAGCGCACTCACCGAAGGTGCCGGTCCTATGCTGGACTTCTATCTTCGCATGGCGGGTTCTGCATTAGGAACGAGTGCCCAAAAAGCAATGCCTCTGGGTTCCAATTCTGGCGCATCCCTTATTGCGGCAGGTGCCGGTTCTAAGCTTGTGCGTACTCTTTTTGATGAGATGCCTCAAGTTTCCGCCTTGCAGGCCATGCAGGAAATGTTGGAGAACCCCGCACTATTGGCTCAGATGCTCAGAAAGCCCCGCAGCCAACAAGAAGCCACCAGTATTGCACAAGTCGTTAAGGGCTACCTTATCCGTGCCGGTATTATTAACCCGTCGCGACGGGTCATACCCGCAGCCGACGACGCAGGTACAACACCCACAGAAGCGACCCCCGCTCCGCGGCAAGAGACCCCCGGCAAGCAATCCTCCCTCTACGGTTCGCGGTTCTCGCGCCAGCCAAACCAACAGGTGGCGCAGGCCCCGCAGCAGCAGCCCGAACCGTTCTTGGCGCAGATAGCTCAAGCGGCACAACCCGCACAAGCCCCGGCCAACGCTCCGCGGCCCGCGGGCCGTGTGAACCCGGAGACTGTTAAGAAAATGGCGGCGCTCTTTCCCGAGGGGGGCATTGCCTCTATGACGGGCTGATGTACACACGATGTACACACAGCGAAAAGAGCTCTACGACGCTACCGGCCTGTTTTGTCAGTCGGAGCTCCATCGCCGCCGTCTCTTGGAAGATAATAAGAAATTTCCTCGTGCCCAAAGAAAGGTATCAGAGGAAGCATCTAATAGAATACCAATAGAAGACCGTGCTGCTATGATGCGAAAAGGTAAAGGTTAATGTTACATAGATTTGATTTTCAATGTAATAACTTTGATGAAGATCAACATCTTCTGATGAAGCTTCGTGGTGTCTGCTATTATAGTGATGGTGAAGATTCTGAGGATGCGGGTGATGTAGGAGGGTCTGGAGAGGATGGACAAGGTACATCTAATAGTGATTCAGATAGCTTCTCTAGTATGTCAGATAGAGACGATGCAGAGGATGTAGCAGGCTTCGGCGAAGATCCCGGACTCGACGACCCGGGAGAAGAACGCGGTTTTTTTGGCAGCCTTTTTGACGCGGCGTGGAACACAATTACCGATCCCGTTGGGATCGCTTCTCTTGCGCTTGGAGCTCCCGGCTGGGCCGCGTATGCTTTCTCCAAAGGACTGGGTGCCCTTGGAGTCGATGTACCCTCTATCGCCCATATGGCGGGATTAACGCCCGATAGCACGGGCCTTATGGGCATCGCGGAAGATTATGCAAAAAAGGCCGCGGCAGATCTTGGCATAACGGCGGCTTTAAGCGGTATCTCTACCGACCTTGGCTTCGATACTGCAAAAGACGCTGTAACGGAGGCTATCGACTCCTTCCAAAAGGGTATAGCGAGTTTAGGAGTAGGTGATCCGGCGCAGCCCGCAATCGGCACTACCGGGTCTGCAAGCAACTTAGGAAGTACCGGGTCTTATGCAGGCAACTTAGGAAGTACCGGGTATGCAGACGGCCCCGGAATAGCGAGCCTTAGTGGAGCACCCATGGATCTGTCGTCCTTCGCGCCCGGCACGGGTCCAGCGATGGCGGACACAACAAACCCCAACGGCGTGGACCCCTCGTGGAGCCCCGTAAACTTCCAGCAGTATAGCGGGATGGCGGACACAACAAACCCCAACGGCGTGGCCCCCTCGTGGAGCCCCGTAGGCTTCCAGCCGTATAGCGGGATGGCGGACGAAACAAACCTCAATGACGTGACCCCTTTGTGGAGCCCCGCAAATTTCCAACAGTATAGCGGGATCGGAAGTTTGCGGAATGTCTAAACACTTTTCCCTCCGGGAACTGACAAAGAGCCAAACCGCCGAACGGTTGGGGATTGACAACACTCCGGACTCCTTCGCAGAAGCTTACCTTGAGAGGCTCTGTGAAGAGATACTGGAGCCTGTCCGCGCGTGGTACGGTATTCCGTTCTCCCCGTCTTCCGGATATCGGTCCGTGGAACTTTGTGAAGCAATCGGTAGTAGCGCCAAATCACAACATGCTAAAGGGCAAGCCGCCGACTTCGAAGTACCCGGAGTCGATAACTACGAGCTTGCCGCTTGGATCAAGGACAACCTCGACTTCGACCAACTCATTTTGGAATGCTACACCCCGGGGCAACCGAAGTCCGGCTGGGTGCATTGCAGTATCGCAACGAGTATGGCCGCGCAGCGGAACGAGGTCCTGACTTACAACAAGTCTGACGGGTACCAAAAAGGCCTTTTACGCTAGCCAGTTCCTCACCTCTTCGCCAAGAACCTTCCCAGCCAGCACGTTTTTGTCGTAAAGGGCATTTAGTATCTTCTCGTCAATAGTGCCCTTTGACACAAGATCAACATAGGTCACGGCCTTCTTCTGCCCAATCCGATGTGCGCGGTCCTCGGATTGCAGTCGAATCTCCAGATCGTAGCTGTTGGAGAAGTACACCACTGTCGTCGCCTCCGTCAGAGTGATCCCGTAGCCCCCGGTCCGCGGCTGGCCGACGAAAAACCGCAGGGGATCGTCCGGGTCTTGGAACCGCGTAACAATGTCCTGACGATCTTCCTGTCTGGTTTCCCCAAAGTAGGACGCCACGGAACGCGGACCGTAGACCGCGGTTATTTCGCGCTCAATCTGTTTCAGGCTATGTGTAAAGGTCGCCCAGACGATGGCCTTGCCGCGAACATCTTCCAAAACCTCCATAAGCTCTGTAAGGCGGTTGCTTTTGATCTCCTCCAAAGGCTTCTCGTCGGGTTGGAAAAACCCGCAACAGATCTGTTGCAGACGCATAAGCTGTGTTAAGACACTCTGTGTCGTCGCCTTGTTCCCGTTCTCTAAAACGGCCAGAGCGAGTTTCTTCATTTGATTGTATACACCCTCCTGTTCCGTCGTCAGCGCGACATCCCGGCGGATAAAGAGCTTCTCTGGGAGGTCAAGGCAATCGACCTTCAAAACACGGCTCGAAAAATCCTCCAGTTTTTCTGTAAGTTCTTCTAAGCGCCGGTATCCGACAATCTCCTGAAACGAGCGGTGACCCATGGATCGCCGCTGGATTATCGCGTACCGGTTCTTGAAAGCAAAAAAGCTGTCACCGCCCAAGGCCTTTGGGCTCAGGAAATTACACTGCGAAAAAAGGTCCATTGGGCTTTTCGTGATGGGGGTACCCGTCAAGATACGGCGGTACTTCGCAATGTCCCGAGCCTGAACAACATTCTTTGTACGCATCGCCTTCCGGTTTTTAATAGTAGTGGACTCATCGACCACCATCATATTGTCCGGGTTCTGCTCTAAAAAGGCGTACGCGGCCTGCGCCCCACGGCCCGAGCTGAAGGCTTCTATGTTCACAACAAAAAGCTTGAGGCCTTCGTAAGGGTTCATCACCAAGTCGTAAAGCTCCTCCTCGAACTTCTTTGTCTTGTCCGGAACCCAGCGAACCATCTTCCGCTGTATGCGGTCGGGCAGATGCTGCGGAATCTCTTTCCGCAACCAGTTGTCGTAAACGCCTTTCGGGGCTACCACGAGTGCCGCGTTGATTTCTCCAGACTCAAACAGCTTGCCTATCGTATCGACAATGACTTTTGACTTACCCGTGCCCATTTCCATAAACAGCGCGTGGTACGGCTTCGACCATGAGGCGTCTAGCGCTACGCACTGGTGGTCGAAGGGCTCCGTTTTGAAGGCGTAATTTTCCATGGCTTAATTTCCCTGTTGACTATGCAAACTTATCTGAGTATATAGGTTCAGTCAAGCCTCGACAGAGGCCATAACCACGGACTAAGGAAGTTGATAATGAACGATTTTAATATGTTACGCGTTCTCGAAGATGAACATGAAAAGACCGCAGCAAGCGGTGTCGAAGGCATAGGCCAGAACGCACTTTCGAGTGTAGCGGACACCGCCCGCCAGATTCGGCTCCAAGAGCAGGAAGTCGGAATGGCAAAAGAAGCTCTCAAACAGGCCGAAACAGAAATGCGCCGGTTGACGGATGACGTCATGCCTACGCTGTTTTCGGAGCTGGGCTTGCAGTCGTTTAAGATGGAAGACGGTAGCGAGCTAATGGTCCGGGAGACGTACTCAGCAACGCCGCTGGTCGCAAACCGACCGCAAGTTCACCAATGGCTACGCGACCACGGCTACGGGGATCTCATCAAGAACACTGTTTCCTGTACGTTCGGGCGCGACGAAGACGAAGATGCTCGTGAGTTTTACGAGCTAGCAGAAAGCAGCGGCTACTGCGCCGAGGCGAAAACAGAGGTCCACCCGTCAACCCTCCGCGCGTTCGTGAAAGAACGCGTCGAAGCTGGCGACGACTTTCCTATGGAGCTTTTTGGCGCATGGGTCGGACAACGAGCCACCATTTCAAAACCCAAAGGAGTTAAATAATTATGGCTAACGCAGTTGCAGAAAAGAAGAAGAACGAGGTTGCCCCGGTAGACGCGCTTCTTTCAATGTTTGAAGCAGCCTCTTCGGAGGGGCTTGAGAACCTGACGCAGGACGATCTTGCCCTGCCGTTCCTGAAAATCCTGTCGGGGCTTGACCCGATTTTGGACGACAGGGAAGATGCCCGCAAGGGCGACATTTACAACACCGTCACGGGTCAGATTTACAAAGGTAAAGATGGCGTACGCGTAATCCCGTGCGCCTATCAGAAGAAGTTTATTCAGTGGGCTCCTCGCGGCTCCGGAAGCGGCGCACCCCTGAACGTGTACTCTACCTCGGACGTGATGCCGAAGACGGAACGCTCCTCGGAAGACAACAAGGAATACGTGGTCGGCGGAGAAGGTGACTACATCGAGGAGACGCACCAGCATTTCGTTGTTCTCCTGACCGAAGAAGGTGGAGCGGAACCGGCGTTGATTGCGATGAAATCGACCCAGTTAAAGAAGTCCCGGAAGTGGAACTCCATGGTTGCCGCTGTTCAGTTGCGGGGCCCTAATGGGAATGTTTTCACTCCTCCTCGCTTCTCCCACGTCTACCTGTTGAAGACACATTCCGAAGAAAACTCCAAGGGTTCTTGGCACGGTTGGGACGTTTCTCGCGAAGAGATGGTGGCCTCGGAAGAGCTTTTCCGGCGGGCTAAGGACTTCCATGACACCATCATGGCCGGAGACATTGTCGTAAAGCACGAGGGTGAAGGCGCTGGCGTGGGCGCTGGCGCTGGCGCTGGCATGGGCCGGTTGGACGACAACATCCCGTTTTGATACCTTTGGGGCGGCGGTTGCCGCCCCTCTTTCTGCCAAAGGAATGACATGGACCACGTAAAAAAGTTTGCGTCGGCCTTTGAAGGATTGTCGTCTGCGTACTTGATGATGGTTCAAAAGGGACAAAACGGCGCGGGAAAAAACGAAGCGGCCTACGACACCAAACGGAGCCCGCTTACACTCGAAACATACAGGAGGCACCTTGACGGGGTCGGTAGTCTGGGGATTTTCCTCTTAAACCCCGACTCCTTAGTTAAGTTCGGGTGCATCGATATCGACCAGTACCCGCTAGATCATAAGAAAATTATAGACTTCTTCTTGGAAAAGAAGCTGCCGATAGTGGTGGATCGGTCAAAATCAGGGGGCGCACACTGCTACTTGTTCAGTAAAGAATGGATGCCCGCCGCTGAGATGCGGACCGCGCTACGTAAGATCGCCGCAGGCATGGGCCTCGGGGATGCTGAGATATTTCCAAAGCAGGACGTCATTGATGTAGTCCGCGGAGACGTGGGGTCCGCCATAAATCTGCCGTATTTTGGGCACGAAGACAGTCTGAGACACGCATTTAACGAGGATGGTAGCGCCGCCACCCTCGAAGAGTTCTTCGAGCTGTACGAGAAGAACGTCCAGACCCCGGAACAAATCGCCGCCCTGTCTCCCATTGAGAAAAAAGAGTTTCTCAAGGACGGCCCGCCCTGTCTCCAAGCGCTCTTGCCCAAGAAGATAAGCGAGGGTGGCCGCAATAACGGGCTGTTTAGTGTCGGTGTTTACCTGCAAAAAGCCTTCCCGGATTCATGGGAAACGGAGCTTATGCAATGGAACATGCAGTATTTCACCCCGCCATTAAGCCTGTCCGAGATGGGTGTGGTGGTGAACCAGTTGAAGAAAAAAGACTACACATACAAGTGTAACGATTCCCCGATCAACGCGTACTGCGACAGGCCCACATGCCTGACACGAAAATTCGGGGTTGGCGGGGCCGCTAACGCCACCATGGCAAACCTCCGAAAGTACGACTCTTTGCCCCCGGTTTGGTTTCTGGATGTCAACGGAACCCCCATCGAACTGGATACCGAGGGCCTGATGTCGCAACCCTCTTTTCAGAAGGCCTGTATGGAGCAGGTTAACTTCCTGCCGCCAACGTCCGCGAAACCTGTCTGGGAGACGCGGATCGCGGCCCTGCTGGGGGAACTTAGAAACAACAGCGCGGCGATCATTCCCGTGGCTGAAGAAGAGTCCACCCGGGGTATCTTCTACGAGTACCTCCGAGACTTTTGCATCCACTTCCAACAAGCGCAGAACCGGGAAGAAATTCTACTGGGGAAGCCGTGGACCGACGACGACGAAGGCGTCACCTATTTTCGTCTAAGGGACCTCGAAAGTTACCTGCAACGTAATAAGTTTTTCGAGTACAAGCGTAACAGATTGGCGCAGCGTCTTCGTGAAATAGGGGGCGAACACAGTAAGATCCGCGTGCAGGACAGTACGGTGAACGTCTACAAAATCCCGTGCTTTCAAGAAGACCGCGTAAAAATAAGGAGCCCGTTCGATGGACGCAACAACGACGTCCCCTTCTAAGTGGTTTCGCATCTTCGGACCTCCCGGCACCGGGAAAACCACTAGACTACTAAACGAGATTGACGACCTGATCGTGAAGGGTGTTCGCCCCGACCGAATTGGGTTTTTTGCTTTTACCAAGAAAGCTGCGAACGAAGCAAAAGGGCGGGCTCTGACCCGTTTCGCTTTGGAGCCGGAAGACCTGATCCATTTCCGTACGCTGCATAGTTTCTGTTTCCGGTACTCGGGTATTCGTTTCGACCAGCTTCTTAGCGCGGAAAACTGGAGAGAGCTGTCCGAGCAAACGTCTTTTGATTTCGGTTGGGACCAAAAAGACCCCGAAATGGTCGAGGACCTGTCAACCGCGTTGCCCGACAAGAAGACGGTACTTGGCCTGATAAACACATCCCGCATCCAGCAAATCACTCTGCGCCAAGCGTACGACTCTTGGAACGGTGCGTATGAACACCCGTGGCCGCAGGTACTATACCTGTTCAAGGCGTACGAGAGTTATCGGAAGAGGCAACAGGTCTTCGACTTTACAGATATGCTGATCGAGTTCTTGGAGAACGCCGAACAAATGTGCCCCACGTTTGACACTGTATTTGTGGACGAAGCGCAGGACTTGTCCCGGCTCCAGTGGAGCGTGGTTCGCGCAATCGCAGATAAGGCTGACCGCATCATTATCGCAGGCGACGACGACCAAGCTATCTTCCGGTGGGCGGGCGCGGACGTTAACACCTTCTTGGAACTGGACGGAACCTCCGAAACACTGACGCAAAGTTGGCGGGTACCAGCAACCGTCCATCGTCTTGCGGAGTCCGTTGTCCGTAACATATCCGACAGGTACCCTAAGAAATACCTCCCGCGAGAGGAAGAGGGTGCAATTGAATGGGTTTCCGGCGTTGCCGACCTGCTTGAGGAAATACAGACAGAGGGTACTTGGCTCATCTTAGCCCAGTGCGCTTACATGCTGGATAACGCAGAAGAGGTATTGCGGGCCGCGGGCGTTTTCTACGAGATGAAGAACCGCAAGAGCATCCCCGAGAAAGTGCTTTTAGCGGTGTTCGCGTGGCAGAAGCTACAGGAAAACAAAGAGGTAAACGGCAAGGAGGTGAGAGCTTTATATGGTTTCCTCCGCAGCGGCCCAGACGTACGCCGGGGTTTCAAAACGGCGGTAGGGTTAGACGACGACGATTTGGTGGCGTACGACGACCTCTGCCGAGACATAGGCCTACTGGTCCCGATAGACCAACCGTGGTCCGCGGCTCTTTCTAAATTGCCCGAGGCTCACCGGGTGTACCTGAGCGCTATTGAAAACAGGGGCCAGACTTTCGAGGGTAAGCCCCGCGTCACGCTTTCTACCATACACGGGGCGAAAGGCGGTGAGGCGCAGAACGTGATTCTGTATACTGACCTCTCCTACGCCTCGACCCGAGAGACCTTCGCCAGCCAAGAGGGCTCCGACGACCTCCACCGGACGTTCTATGTTGGCATCACGCGGACAAAGGACCGCTTGTTCCTTGTCCTCCCTCGTTCAGAAAAGGAATCCTTTCGCCTTGACCTTGATTACCGTTACGGATGAGGGGGAGCATGAGCCACGCAAGGTCCGGGGCTAGGGCCGACGCAAAGGTATCGATTTCATGGTTCTTAGCGCACTGAAAAGCGCGATACGTCTAGCTCAAGACTTACTGTCGGGCATCCGTTGGCTCCGTAAGGGCAGCGGGGACCTTTAAAACTGAGGGATAAAGAATGACTGTTCTACAAATGGCGTTGTTCGCTTCTGACTTAAAAACAGAGTGGGTGCCCCCCGCCGAGCTGCCGGACATCTTCGACGCGAAGACTATTGCCATAGATGTCGAGACCCGTGACCCAAACCTTTTGACACGCGGCCCCGGCTGGTCGCGTAAAGACGGCGAGATTGTTGGCTACGCCGTCGCCGTGGACGGCTGGGCGGGTTACCTTCCCATTAACCACTTTGGCGGCGGTAACCTAGACAAGCGCCTTGTCGAGCGCTGGATGAGAAAAGTCTGCGCCACCCCTGCCGATAAGGTTTTTCATAACGCGCAATACGACGTTGGGTGGCTCAAAGCGCACGGGATAGAAGTGAACGGTCGAATCATTGATACAATGGTCGTCGCAAACCTACTGGACGAAAACCGTCGGTCGTATTCGCTCAACGCAATAGCGTACGCCTATCTCGACAAGGTTAAGTCTGAGAAGGGCCTTGTTGAAGCTGCGCGAGAGTTCGGCCTCGACCCGAAGGCCGAGATGTGGAAAATGCCCGCAATGTTCGTAGGGCCGTACGCACAGGTTGACGCCGAACTGACCTTGGAGCTGTGGAACTTCTTCCGGGTCAAAGTCGGCCAAGAAGGCTTGCAGGACATCGTTGACCTAGAACTGAAGCTAATACCCTGTCTGGTCGAGATGACATGGCGCGGGGTTCGTGTAGACCTCGACGCCGCCGAGCGAGCAAAGGTCGGTCTGATGAACCGCGAGAACCAAGTCAAAAAACGCATCAAGGAACTGGTGGGTTCCCCTGTTGAAATTTGGGCGGCAACAAGCCTCTCCGCAGCTTTCGACAAACTCTCTGTCCCATATCCGCGGACCGAGCTCGGTGCGCCCTCGTTCACAAAAGGTTTCCTTGCCGAGCAGACACACGAGCTCCCTAAGCTCGTGGTCGAAGCGCGGACCTTGAACAAAATCCAAGGCACCTTCATTGCGTCTATTTTGAAGCACGTTGGCCCTGATGGTCGCATACACGGGAATATCAACCAGATACGAGACGGCGAAGGCGGGACGGTCTCTGGGCGTATTTCAATGTCCAACCCTAATTTGCAACAGATACCGGCCCGCGACCCGGAACTCGGACCCCTGATCCGGTCGCTGTTCTTGCCGGAAGAGGGCGACCAGTGGGCGTCTATTGATTTCTCGCAGCAAGAGCCGCGCATCTTGGTCCACTATGCTTACATCTTTGGGAAATCCCGCGACCTCCCGCTACGGGGAGTCGAAGAGTTTGTAGACGGGTATCGAAACGACCCGGATATGGACTTCCACACCATGGTCGCTGAAATGGCTGGGATTGACCGGAAGCAGGCAAAAACCATTAACCTCGGCATGATGTACGGCATGGGTGTTAACAAGTTGTCAGAGCAACTCGACATCCCGCTCGATGACGCAAAAGACCTGATTTCCCAGTATCACGAAAGGGTTCCGTTCGTAAAAATGCTCATGCGCGGGGTGACAGACCGGCTCAACGACAGGGCCAGTGGAGGTGCGATACGATCTTTGAAGGGGCGCAAGTGCCGTTTCGACTTGTGGGAGCCCGACACGTTTAAGATGACAAAGGCCCTGCCGTATCAAGAAGCGGTATTGGAGTACGGGGCCACCGCTCGCTTGAAAAGGGCGTACACATACAAAGCCTTAAATCGACTTATCCAAGCGTCTGCCGCCGACATGACCAAACAAGCGATGGTTGATGTGTACGCGACCGGGAAAGTGCCGCTCATCCAGATACACGACGAATTGGCCGTCTCTGTAAAAAACAAAGAGGAGGCGGAAGCAATAGCTGCTATTATGCAAGCTGCCGTGCCCATCGAGGTACCCAGCTTTTGCGACATCGAAATTGGCGCAAGCTGGGGAACGGCGGTGAAGCTTTCCTCTCCCTGCACCGCCCGTTAAACTGCCCCGCCCTTGTGGCGGGGCTTTTTTCTTGCAGGTCTGCCTTTAGTCCTATATGTTCGCGTATAGTCATAGTCACTAAGAGGAGCTAAAAGTGGATCAGACTAAATGGAAATCCGTTCTGGTGCCGATAGAGGTTTATCGGGAGATCCGAGAACGGTCTAAGCGCGAAGGCCGCACCATCAGCAGCGAACTGCGGTTGATATATGCGGAATCCGAAAGGCTGCGCGGCAGTTACCCCGAAGTTGCGGGTGCGGTAGTTTCTGAAGCCTTCAGCAATGGCTAAGAAAGCTAAGGCAACTGTCGGATCAGATGGCCCGGGCGTTCGTTCGCTGCCCGTGGACAAGCCGAAAAAGCGTTCCTTGGCCGTAGCTTTAGCATTAGCTAAGACCGCGGCAAGAAGTAATTTTCCAACCGCGAAGCGTTATCTCGGGCAGGGTAAGTGATTCTGTCCGCCGCACTCATGTGCCTTGCCCAAGCGATCTTTTTCGAGGCACGGGGAGAGCCCTTTATTGGTAAAGTTGCGGTCGCATCTGTCGTAATAAACAGAACACTCGACCCGCGCTTCCCGAACGACGTCTGTGCCGTGGTACGGCAGGGCCCTGTGTATACACACCGTCCCGGCATACCCGTAAGAAACAAATGCCAGTTTAGCTTCTATTGCGACGGTAAAAGCGATGAGCTAAACATGGGCCTCAAGTCTGCTAAAGAATCGGTAGCAGTCGCCCGCTTGATGCTTTCCGGGCTGGGCTCGGACGTGACGGAGGGGGCAACCTTCTACCACGCCACTTATGTTCAGCCATACTGGGCGTCTAAAAGGACGCGGAGCGTGCATATTGATAACCACATTTTTTACAGGTGGGACAATGACTAAAGCGCCCGAATGCGAAAAAGGCCCGCCACCAAAAGGTAACTTCCGATACAGAAAGTGTTTGAAGTGTCAGAAGACAAAGCTTCTGGAAAAGCCCTTGTACATCTGTAAAGGATGCAAGGAAGGCGGCATTTTTGGAAGCGTTTTCGGGTGAGGTCGCTTGACACGTGCCCGGCAACGAAGTAGTTTTAAGCCTGTCGCTTCAGTGGTGAGTCGCGACAGTTTTCCTTTGGTGGAAAAGACCCTCTAATTTTCGCTTTGCCGAGGTTAGGGGGTCTTTTTTTGTTGACGCGGTTATATGCGATAATATAGGCTGTCTGCCTAACCAAAGGAGATGAACCGCTATGACTAAACAAATCACGCGACACGCCGCCCTCGAAGAACCCCTTGTTCCGGACTGGCAAGAGGCCGTGCGCTGCGTATCCCTTGCGATAGACGTGGAGTCCGGACGGCTGATGGACGCCGGACACGAAAGCCCCGAGTCCTCGCAGGGCCTGTTTCTCAAGGCAGAAACCCTGCGGGCATCGTGGAAGCGCGTGTTGTGCGGATGAAACTCTACACAACAGAAGAAGAGTACCGCAAAATCTGTGAGGATTCCGAGGAGGGCCGCTCGCGGACCGTGGCCCTCTCCCGAAAGCTCGTCCGGAACCTTATCCTCGACCACACCCGTATGGCCGCGAAACTGGTCCAGTTGGGGGAAGGTACTGTATCACCGGTCTGCGGGCGAAACCCGAGGAGAAACAGGAATGACTGACGAACGGGAGAAATCAAGATGAGGAAGACCCGAGCCATGGTTGAGGATGACGCCTTGTTTTTGGCGGTCGCACTTAAAGCAGCGGAGGCCGAGCGGAACAAACTGCGGGCGGCGTTGTCATCCGTGCGGAACAAACTGCGGGCGGCGTTGTCATCCGATCTCTTCGATGCAGATGAATGGGTATGGGGCAACAGCGCAAACGATCCGAAGATCTCAAGATTGATGCGAGAGATTATCACGCAGAAAGCCGCGCTGGCGAAAACTGACTATCTCGACAGGGAGCTGGACACTAACCCCGAGGAAAAACATACGCGGCCCGGTGTGCAACGTAAAGATGTCCTTTGAAGCGCGGGGGAAGCCATGATTTTTCATATCCGGTTACCGTGCCCGCTATGTAACGGGTACGGCGTCGTCGAGAGACACGCGGGCCGCGACGCGCCGAGAGAGGTACCGTGCCCGGAGTGCTTCGGTGAGCGACAGGTCCGGTTCTGCGAGCCCTTTTACGAAACAGAAGACGACGCGCGTCAGGACTACCCCGGCGCTATTTCCGTGGAGAAGATAGATGAAGATCCCGGTGACCATACCTGTCGGTGGTGAAAACGTCCGCGGCGGTAAGTCGCCCACGGCGGACCTCGAAAATCCGGAACACTACGCGCAGCAAGCCATTCAGCCTGCTGAATACATCATGCAGAATGATATGGATTGGTGGCGCGGAAACACGATAAAATATGTCAGTCGCGCGGGCTTCAAGGTAAAGCCCGGCTCAACCGCGGAAGAATCCGAGATAGAAGACCTGATTAAAGCGCGGCGGATGATTGAGATGCGGTTGAACCAGCTCCGGGGGTTGCGAATTGATTTCCAAGGGTAACGACCTCGTTAGCAGGAGGCGGCGCTCGCAGTTTCACGCTTGGGACGAAATATGGCGCGTGTTTTACATGTTCCCGCCAGCAACGTGGTGGGGAGCTTTATTTCCTAGCAAAAAAGACTAACACAAGGGATACTGAAGGAACCGCTGCGGGGCTGGTATTTGCGGGCGGGTTCTTGGTTTTTTTTGAGATAACGTTTGGGAGCTGAGATGCCCGTAACCCGCGCAGGAGAAGAATTCTCCGGCTACAACAAACCAAAGCGCACGCCCGGTCACAAGACAAAGTCCCACGCGGTCTTGGCAAAGAAGGGGGACACCATAAAGCTGATCCGTTTCGGCCAGCAGGGAGTATCCGGTGCCGGAAAAAGCCCCGATACCGCGGCAGGGAAAGCCCGGCGCAAGTCGTTTAAGGCTCGCCACAAGGCGAATATCGACCGGGGAAACATGTCAGGCGCGTACTGGGCAAACAAGGTTAAATGGTAAGCTTTTATTGATAGACCAAAACCCCGGTTGGTCTATCAACAGGGGCGGCGGCAATGATGTCCCGGCGCTGGCGGGTACCGACTACGCCCCGCCGGAGCTTCTCCGGGCGTAAAGTTGCTCGCCGCCCCGTCCACTTAATTAGCTGGTTGAGTTCGTCACCAAGTGAACCAAGACGTCCTTGTCACCCGCGCCATTGATACTGGTCAGGTGGAAATCGAACGTCGTGTCTGAGCAAAAGTTCGTATCCACACTGAACTCATGCTTCTCGCCCGTCGGGACGTCCGCGGTCTTATGCTGATTATTGCAGGAGCAATCAAGTTCCATACGCCACATGCTAGCAGCGGTTTCAGGGTGATCCGTTTCGGTCACCGTAACGTAGAAGTGAACCTTCTTGCCGCCCGTGCCCTTGCGTACTTCGTACTTCCAAGAGCCGTCGTCCCCCAGCGGAACCCAGCGGTCTTCACTGTCGCCGCCGACAACCTTGCCGAAGACAACAACCGCGCCCGCGTGAAAAGCCTGTATCAGGGCGTCGCGCAGAATCGCTTTTAGTTTACCTAGTAACATATCCGTTCCTCCTACTTCGCGGTAACCGCAACAGGGTTCTTACCACAATACTCAGGGGCACCCTGCCCGGACTGAATCAAAAAGCTCGTCGCGGGTGCAATGCGACCACCCGAAACCGACTCGCCCGCAGGGCATGTGCAGACCGCAACCTTCTGACCGTTTATCTTCGTGATGTTGCTGCACGACATAGAAAAGCAGTTAACACTCTTCGCTGCCAGCTTCAACTCCGAACTACACTCCTGCACCCGGGTCTTGGCCTTGCGCGGAGAACTACTCCACCCGTTTACCTCCTGCGGGACAAAGGCGCGGTACGAAAACAAGCTCCACACACCGTCCGGCGAGGGCCGCGCACAGGAGCCCTGCATGTTTCCCCCGTTCAGGTCAGCCAGCGCTTCCCCCTCCAAAACAGGACAGTTACACACCGTCTCAGGGTACGACGTGCCTTTGATAACCATCGTGCGCCCCGTCGGCGTACAGGTCGCCGCCGCGCACAACGCAAAGTCCCCCTTACACATCGTAAGCTGGGGCTCCGCCCGCGCACCAAAAGACGCCAAACACGCAGCCAGTACCAAAACAGATCTCCACATAGAAAAACCCCCATAAGTATGCCCCCTAGACGATACGCCACCGTTTAGGGGTCAGTCAAACTCTTACCGTTGACCCCGTGCAAAAAAGGGGTTGACGCACATAAAGGCTTTTATGTATAGATAATAGCGCATACAAAGGAAAAGGAAATCCTGCACGCAACCTCCAACCGAAGGAAAACTCCGATGTTCGACACTATCATCAAGGCCCTCTTCCCGAAAAAGAAACCGCGGGCCGCGGATCAAACAGAATGGATCGCGGCCCTTGACCAGAAGGTCGATATGCTTCTGGAGGACCTCTACCGCAGGGCTGAAGGTAAGTTTTCGGTAGAAAGCTCCGACGAATTTATCCCCGTGCCAAAATTCACGCAGGGCTCAAGGAGGGGGAAGGCCATCTTCTGCCCCCATTGCGGCCATAGCCACACGGTACACAGCTTCGCGTGGACCGCGCTGCTGTGCCTTTCCTGCAACACCTCTACCCCCAAAAATAAATGGCTTATGCGGAGGGTCAAATAATGCCTTACTGGCGTACACCAAACCGGCCTCAAACGGTGGTCAATCTGATCTGGGGCGTGGTACTGGCCGGAGCCGCTGTAGCCGCGGGCGTCGCCTTTATTTTGTGGCTCGCAGGGTTCTAGGACACGAAGAGGAGATCCTATGAAAACATTTGCCACTATCCGCGAAACCGTCGAAGAAACACTCGGCCTCGAACTCGTCACCAACCAATACCTCGCCCGCAAACTCCGGAGGAGGGCGGCAGACGAAGAATGGGTCGGCGGGGACGAAACAGAAGCAGCGCGTCTCCGCTCGCGGGCCGCGGAACTCGAACAAAACTGCTCGAAGCTTGAAGGGGCGGCCTAATGAAAAAGGACTGGCTCAGGACCGAGTTTAAACTGATCCGAACAGAGGCGGGAATTTCAGCCAAGACCCTCGCCGCGCGAACGGGGACAGGACATGGAAATACCATCTACAGTTTCGAAAACGGAAAAAACAGCCCCGCCCTAAAGACTGTCGAAAAGTGGCTACACGAACTAGGCTACGAACTCGAAATCCTGAAGATAAGCGAACCAAAAGCTTAAAACGCCCCGGAAAGAGATGCTTGTTTACCGAAACAATAGTCCCTACGCCAAATTCGCGCGTAACCTGTCGTCCCGGACGCGCAACGACGCTTCGGACGTGTTCGACGACGACCAGCGGCTAATAGCCGCCATCCAACGGGACAACTCGGTCGGGTTCGAGGCGGTCTACGAAAGCGCGTCAGGCGCAAATGGGAAAATATCCGACGCCCTACGTTGGGAGCCGCCCCTCCGAAGAAAACGAAACATCAAACCTCTGCCGCTCTCCAAGGTATTCCATCCACGTTGCAAACCAAGATATGCGAAATAAATCGGGTGCGGCACGTTTAACGGCAAATCACCCCAAAACACGAACCACGGCCCGCGGCGCGACAAGGCAATGGAACAACGGAACAGGAACGGATCGGGGAAAAGGGCCGAAAATGAGGGAAAATATGGAAAAGGACAAAGGACCGGTTAAGCGCGTGCAAGGGGCGGAAGTATACCCGGCGGCTACGGGTATACCAAAAAGGGGCGGAAGGCGCGTAGGGGGGCCTCTAGGGGCGTTTAAAGAGGGTGAGAGGGCGCGGCGGAGGGCGGAGGGGAGTGTTTCGGGGGGCGGAGAGGACGGGGCGCGGACCGCGGATCGGGGGCTGGTTCCAGTTACCGCGCGTACGCGTGAGAAGTTTTTAAAAAAAGTTTTAAATATAGGTGGAACAGGTGGAACAGTGGAACAGAACTGCTGTAACCGTTGGTACATAAGGGTTTGGAGTGTTCCATTAAGTGTTCCACTTACAAAGATGGTGTTGAGCTAACGGAACAGGGTTTAACGCATTGAATGGATTTTAGTAGTTTTTTTGTGAAAGAAAGTTTCATTTCGAGCCTATATA